CGTTCCCCGCGCCGAGGTAGAAGATATACCTCTGTTCGGCTCCCTCGAACCCGGCAAACTGCTGGGTCTGCTCAGGTCCGATACGCGGCTTCAGAATCTCATCCGGTGATGCTTTGCTGAGTATCCCCGCCACGGCCCGCCGCAGATCCACGCCACCGGTAGGGGCCGTGATCGTCGTCGCGTCCACCGTGATGGTCTTCGTCGCGGAGACCAAAAACGAGCCGGTGACGTTGCGCTCCGTGAAACCCGCNNAGCACCGCCGTAAGCGTCACGTCCTCGGTGTAGGTAGCCGGAGCAATGCGCAGCGAGTCGCCCGCACTTGCCGCCGCCACAGCCGCCGCGAGGGTCGTATATTTGCAGCCCGGCCCGACGAATAGCGTGCTGTTGTCCTGCCCCCACTTGTCGAGTGTCTTGCGCGGGGCGTCTGTTATCATGCCCATCACTCCACCTCCCGGTATAGATCGGGGCGGGTATCACTCCCGCCCCGTCTCAGTTCATCGCTATCAGCCTCTCCGCGCCCAAATGCGTATGTAGTCTATCTCTATGTGCTTTGCCGTGCCGACCGCCGACGCCGTAGCCACCGATATGGCGGGATACAGCTCCGTCGTGCGTGTCACGGCGTCTGTCAGTGTGCCGACGAGCACGCCATCCCAATAGAAATACGCGTTAGTGTAGGTGCCGTCGTCCTGCAGATGCACCCGGATATAGTAGCTTGTATCAGCTACCGGAGCGCCTGCGTAGGCAGTCCCACTCTGCTCAGTAGCAGTGTTTTTCTGGGTCATATAGTAGACATAGTCGGTCGTCGCGTCCGAGTCCCACACGACGAGAGCCCCGTCACCGCCAGCCACTGCGGGCGTAGCAACAGCATATGTCCCCAGATTGCCGTTGGCCGCTACCGCCGTGCCGTCTGCGAAGCCGACCGCAAACTTGGAGTCTGTGGCCGAATTGATGCGCAGTCGGCATTCAATGACTGGGTCGTAACTGGGCGAGATCGGCTGCGGCAAGTAGATCACTACACCGTCATTGTCATCGGTGTGGGTCGTCAAACGGGCAACACCGTGCTCACCCTCGGACTCACCAGCCTCTGCAGTTGCTGTCCCACCATTCGCGGTCACTTCCCAGTTAGTCACGCCCGTCAGGTTCGTGCCCGCAACAGCCAGAAAGTCGTCATACTGATAGATGCCGGGATTCGATGGGATGACCGACTTGAGATTGTGGTCGCCCTCGTAGAATACCTGCCACCCGTGAAGATTGTATTTGCACTTGTCGCTCATCCGAAGTTCCCTCCGAGACGTTTACTGTCCCTGATGAGTGAGAGTCTGCCGCAGAATCGGCAGACTCTCGATAGTTGAGTTAGTCGAGCAGCGCGGACGGAGTCGGACTCTCGCCCTGCGCGTAGCGACAGCCACTCAGAATGTAGAGTGCGTTGTAGTAGTCGTTGTTCGCTCCTGGGCTCGCCACCCGCAGCGATATGCAGTCGTTCGGCAAACCACTGGTGCCATTCAGGCCCAAGTCGGCGGGGTCTATCTCAATCACATACATCGCATTCGCGGTGTCCAGATTGAATGTATTCGCCGTCACAGTGGTCTTGACCAGAGTATCTGTAGTCGCCGCGCCGTCGTTCGTACACATATACGCGAACGACATGGCCTCGGCGTTGGTGGCGGAGACATCGGTGGCCTTATTGATCGTCACCGCCGCCGTGCCAGCGGCCCAAGCTCCGGTCTGAATCACTATCGTGCAGTGCTCATATGCCTTCAGCGACACATAGTTACCGTTTGCCGCTGAACCGCTATAGTTGGCTGGAGGAATCGCCTCCACCAGCTTAGTGTTCTGATGATTCACGCTAGACATTGTTCAGTTCACCCCCTCCAGCTTTAGCGAGCCGCCAGCGTCACGAATGGCGACAGAGTGTTCGTCGACCCTGACTTCGGAGTCAGAGCGGACGGCCACCACGGTTGTCCGTCAACTCGCAAGGTGAAGCGGAACACCGTCTGGTCATAGTCGAACTTCAAGTGCATCGACGTGGCCGACTGGACTCCACCAACGTGCCTTGCCAGTAGATACTGAGAGAAGTCGGCCAGGATAATATCACCCTCGTCGCCGAGCGTGTCGCACTGCTCGCACGGAATGACCGGGCGGCCCATGAGCGTGCCATATGCCTGTCCGGCCAGACCATTGGCGGGCATATAGACCGGCACGCCGCCCGTGCCGACCGCTAGAGACATCGTGTAGAGCTGCGGCTCTATGTCCTGATTGACGAGCCATACTGCATTGGAGCGGGAACGCCCATAGCAGCGCGACCACATCTTGACGATGTTCTCAGCCAGGATCGTATCGGCAGGCTGAGCGGCCTCCTTGGCCACGGACACCTTGCACGGAGCATTCAGCACCCCAAGCGGCTGTCCAGCGCCAGAGCCATTGAGAATCGCATCGTCGACCGTGAACGCCAGTTCGTCAGCCGCCACCTGGGTAATCATCGAGCCTGTCGCTGCCGCGTCCGCAAGTATCTCCTCAGACGCCGCAACGTAGACATAGAGCTTTTCGACCTCCAAGCGTATCTGCCCGAAGGTCGGCTTGGATGCCGTCATCGCGCCAAGCTCGTTCGCCCAATAGGCCCGTATGCCGCCGGAGCGCGAGCCGTCAGCACGCGAAGACTCCTTGACATAGGGATACCGGATGCTCTTGGTCTGCATCGGGATGTCACGACACCGGCCCGCGACACCCGCTGAGTCGTAGACTTTCTTGAGTATCTCGTTGGAGAACTCGTCGGGGACCAGGAAGCCGCCATCGGAGTCGATAGCCTCGACCATACCCGACTCAGCGGTCTTGGTCAGCCAGCCGATGAAGCCCTTGTCTGTCCGCTGCCCCTCCTGATAGGCCTTCGCCCTCAGTGCGAAGTCGCCGCAGGACTTGAACTCCGTCGGGCCGCTCTCCGGCTCGCGTGCAGCGATCTTCTGCACGATCGGAGCGCCCTTGTCGTCCTTGAGCAGCGTGTCCTTGACGGTCTCGACAGTCGCCTTGACGACCGCCGCGATGCGAGCGTCCTCCTCAGCCTTGGCCGCAGCCTCGGCTTCGGGGTCGTAAAGCTCGGCTATGCCCTGGTCGATTAGGTCCTGGGCCGCCGTGGCCTCACACTCGCCAATAGCGCCGGGTGCAAACGAGCCCCAGCGCTTGAGGAACTTGATCTGCGTGTTCAACGTGAACACCTCCTGTTCGGGTTTGGATGTTCACGCCGACGCGGTTCGGGGATACAAGCTGTCTGTCGACCGGGAGCGCCGGTCCGCTCAGGCTATACTCTTCCGCGCAACTGAGCCAGCGTCTCGCGGGCCATGCCCGCTATGTCATACTCCCGCGCTTGCGCGGGTGTGATCGGGGATACGATAAGCGGCCTAGCGGCCTTGACGGTGCGCACGACCGTGATACGTGACGGGTCGGGGAGTGTTGGCGCAGGAGCAGCCGGGGCAGTCGGCGTGTAACGCGCCACCACGGGCCCGTTGACGACTACCTNNCACATCGACAGGCTGAGGCGGCGTCTCGTCATCGAACTCATCAGTCGTCTTGCTCTCTTCCCCTACCTGCTCATCCGTCTCAACGGGCGTCACACCCAGTGCCCGCTTGAGTTCCTCGCTGATGACCAGGCCCTTGCCGACCGCTGTGTTCAAGGCATACGGATTGGCGGGGACCGGCACGTCGGAGTATTCGAGCATCGCCCACTTCGTCGTTATCACCTGAGCGCCGCTCTTCTCCAGGTCAACGCCCCACTTGGTGTTCAGCCGCTCGACAGCAGCACCCCATTCGGGGTCGCCCTTCCACACGCGCTTGATCGGTAGGAAGCCGACAGACGTGGTGCGCAAGAAGCCGCCCTTGATAAGCTGCCACACCTCTTCGCCGCGCTCGGTCTCCGCGTACACGCGCCTGCTCTTCACGCCATACTCGTCCGCGCGTATCCACTCTGCCTTGGCTATCGGCGGCTGCGAGTAGTCGTGCGCCCAGAGCACCACGGGGTTCTGCTTGTAGGCGTCAAGCACGACGCCGCCGGGGTCCAAG